CTGTCATTAGTTGAGTTAGCTAATAAAGCTAAAAAACTTAAAGAAAGTGGCATGTCTGTAAAGAGCATAGCCAAAGTCTTAGGTAAAAGCGAAAGTAGAATTAGAGAATATTTATTAAATAAGTAAATCATGGATTACTTTATATATGCAAGAAATAGAATTTTGGCAAATAAACAAAATAGAATCATTGTTACAACTTTGCCCATATAGCGAAGAACACAAAGAACATATCTTGAACAATATACCTGAAACAAAGGAAGAAGCTAATGAGCTACTAAGTGAATTATGGTTTGACCATATACCTAGAGATCCAAGAGATCAATTTAATAAAATGATTACTATGAATACATTAGTAAAACAAGATTACAAATATTCTTATATTTGTAAAGATTGTGGTGAACATTTTGAATCACCACAAAAAGAGACATTATGCGCTGAATGTCTGAGTCCAAACATAAAGAACTATAACAAATGAGTAAGAGCACAATTGTTTTTGAAGGCGGTATTGATAATATACGCACTTTAGCCGACAACTCTGTACGTGTCAGTATTGGCACTCCAGAACTAACAGCAGAAATCGTAGGTAATATGTATAGTATGCTGAAACAACCAGGTTATGTAGTGATATCTACAAAGCCAATATCACAACAACAGATCGATGCCGTAGAAGAGGCAACTGTTGATAGAGAGTTTGATACAAAAACACCATCACAAAGATTGCGTAGCACTTTGTACATATTATGGGAACAAACACAACCTCAGGAAATTTCGTCTGACGGATCTACAATATATGTAGATTTTGACATATTTTATAAACGAAAGATGAATGAACTAATCAGATTTATTAAAGACAAATTAGTATGACAAATAAAGGTAAATTATTGAACTACAGAAGGTGGCTTTTGAAACAACTTAAAAAAGTTGATGATAAATTATTATCTTTGTACAGCAAATCACCATATAAAAGATGAAAGCAAAAACAAGTGAAATACTATACAAGGCTCATAAAATTATGACCGAAGTAAATTATGAAGGTGTTTCTAAGACTGCTAGAGAAAAAGCAAAAAGAGATGCCAGAAAATTGTACAAGCTCATAAAAAAAGTTGATCCTGTTGTTTACGAAAGATTAAAAGCAGAGCTTGATTAACGAGAGTAAGAGTTACACTTAAAAACTTAACAAGGGTAATTAAAGTGGTTGTACATAAATATTGTATTACCATTTAATATTATGAAAAATTCATAGGGGTGAAATATCCCCTGTGAATTACTTAAACTTGTACATTATAATTAATCTTAGCCTGAACGCCATTATACTTACTCCATACAAAAGCCGAAGCTCTTTTTATATTTCCCACATAACCCTTATCATCATGCCATCTATCTGTCGCAGACATTGACGACAGATTTCTTACTGTCAATCCATTTAATTCTTCCACAGCCTGCAACTTCATAGACTTATTAGTGTGTAAATGACCTCTATGTACTTCAACATAATCTACTTTACTCCATATACTTCTATATCTTTGAGAAACAATTCCTGGTAAATCTGATGTTTTAGGTCCATTTCCGTGATCGTTTATAATTAAACACTTACCATATAAGTAATGCTTCATCATACAGTCTGTATTATCTACAGTCACATTATCATTTGACTCATAGAATAATTCTAAAGCATCGCCTATATGCATCATAGACTCTCTATCGTGATTTCCTGGAACTATGCATACATGAACCTTAGCCATTGTCGAAAGTATGTTTACGCACTCTACAATAAGTTTACGACCTGCTCTATATATATCTATATGATTATTAGTATTTTCTTGCGGTGTACCTTTTGTAGTAGTTGGTATTGGGAAATCTCTATCTGAATTTAAAAAATCATTACCTACAATAAATAATATTTGATTGATAAAAAAACCAGAAGACCTTTGCATTAAATGTTCTAAAGATGATAACATTCTTTCCCTAGCTATATCTAAATTATACTCATCTCCTTTTATACCTATTTTTCCTAAATGTAAATCTGTAGCATTTATTTCAAGTAGGTGTGGATTATCATCATAAAAATCATTATTAAAATTATGCTTTGGTATATGACCAAAAAGAGGAGTCAAGTCTTCGACCAGCTCCTCTCTTATCTTTTTGATATTAAGCATTGGATTAATCTTTTTTAACCATGCTTTAGTACGATACATCGTAACTGTTATTGGTTTCCTGTCATTATCAAATCCAGTAACCTCATAAGTTCCTATATCGTACTTATCAACCTCCCATACACTTAAGTCAACTTTACATGCTTTTAATAAATTATCAAGACTCTTTACTCTTTTGCTGTCTTCACAAGTTGCAGTAGCTCCATTTTGATTTTCAGTAAATACAATTTTTTCTTCTGTCTTTGCATTACTTGCTTCATGCCCAAGATTAAACTGCTTTCTTAAACGTCTTGCTATAGCTCTAACTCTTTCATAATTAGTTCCAAACATTGCAGCAGTAGCTGCATAATTTTTTCTTAGTAAATCAGGATTTTGTATTAAATACCTTTTAATTTTCTCATTTACATTTGTAGGATCGAATGTCATTTTTTTTGTTATTATAGTTTTTCTTTTACTCCATAACCGTGCTGCGATTTAAACTGCACGCTTATTGGTTTGTAAGATTCTAAATTTTTCTTTTTATTATAACAACGTTTTGCTCTATTTATTAAGAAATCATTGTTAATAACTTCAGTAGTATTAAATCCTTTTACTACAACGTCATAAACCTTAAACTTACTTCCTTTTTTATTTTTAAACTCCCAATCACTAAGCCAGATTGGTACTTCAAATTTTAGCATTATTTTAAAACAGTTACATCAAGCTGACCTTGATTAGCGATTTTGTGAATATACAAATAAAATGGTTGTGTACCAGCAATAATTTTTTGTGTAGTACCAACTAACTCAGAAAATGATAATTGTTTTGGATTAGCAGGACTAACACCAGCTTGTGCTAATATAATATTTACTCCTAGAAATACAGTATCTTTAGATCCCAGTATTACTTTATTTGGTTCTGATGAAGTAATTTTTGTAATATCTACTCTGGATAATAATAAATTAAAAGTAAGACTTTGTGTAGTATTACCATTTACAAATAAAATATCTCTAAATCTTCCTTCTCTTACACTATCAAATATTTTTGTATAAGGTTTTCCACTATCATCAGTAAACGGTACATTCTTATATATACCTATACCACCAGCTGTTGTTTCCTCAGTATTAATTACAATATTATTTTGTTGTTGAGATACCCCAGCACTAGCTGCCGCTGTTCTTAAATTCGATCCTTGCTGTGTATTTTGAACTATTGGTGCTGGTCTTGACTGTGTAGTGAATTGTGCAGAAGCTGGAACTGCTCCAGATCTTGGAACAAACTGTTGGCCTTTAGCCAACTCAATTTCTTTAAGTTTTTTTATCCTATCAGACTCATATCTGTTTCTACCTTTTTCATATTCTGCCATCGTAATCTACGTATTTAATAGTTACTTCTTCACCTTTTTTAATAGCGTTTGCAATTCTAGGATAAATTCTTTTGTACGCATTTCTACTTTTGCCCACGAATCCATCAGGCAACGCTGTATTATTTTCCTGAGAATCACCGACAATAAGACAGCCAGCAGTATGTTCATCAGTGTTTCCAGTATGAATAAGAATATACTCAAAATTAGGAACATCAACGATATGTAACATACCAATATGTATATCAGGATATTTTTTACTATATCTATTATGAAACCCACCTTCTTTCCTGAGTTCAATATTGTAAATACCTTCAGGTATTCTTGTTTCGCCTTTAACTTTAATAGCCCTGTGTTCATCTTCTAATGTATAACAAAGAAATTGTTTACCTATGTCTGTAACTTCAAAAAGCAGACCGTTTGTACAATCTGCTTCTGAACTAAATCTTAATACTAATAATTGCATTATGCGTCTAATGCATCACATAAAACAAATTCAGCTTTTTGTGCTGCTGTTGCTGCATCTAAATCTAAATTAGTTGAACTATCTCCTGCACCATCAATATCAATAGGTGCAAACATTCCCTCACCTGGTTTTAAATCTGCGATAATATCACCATCAGGTTTTACAGAGATAGCATAATCTGTATCTACATTTTTAATAAGAGCGTAAATTCTATCTTTATTATGCAATGCAATATTTATTGTATCATCTGATGTTCCAGCTAATACCTGACCAGCAGTAATAGCTTGTGAAGATGTATTTGATGTAGATGCAAAACTTGGTGCAAAAGTAAATACTACTGTTCCATTTTGATCTGTTAATGTAAATGTTGCATTAACACTTACTGAGGTTGATTGAGTTGCCATATTCTATTTATTAAGCGTTAGCGTCTATTTCTACAGCAAAGTATTCTACTGTAACAGCTGCTGTATTAGCACGAGCTGTAGTAGTTCCTGTGCCTCTAATAATTGTAAACAAAAATTCACCTGGTTCTAAAACTCCTATAATATCGTTATCTGTACTAGCACCATCATAAACTGTTACATAATTAGTATCATCCATGTTTTTAACATAGATTAATCTTCCATATCCAGGTGCAGCCATAATTGTTGCATCAGATCCAGTTGGTACATCAATACGACCAGAAGCAATTTGATCTACTCCCGTAATGTTTAATTGAAAAGATGATCCAATTGATTGTGAATATCCAGTTAATGAAGTAGCAGTCATATTGATACTACCATTGAATGTATAATTTTGAGCCATTTTATTATTTTTTTACAAATATAATTAAATTAATAATTACTTTGTTGGTTAGTATTAAAAGTTTGGACAGCTGTACCTGAAGAATTTTGATTAACATTTTGATCAAATCCACTAGCAGATGAAGCTGCCGCGCCATGTGTTGTTCCAGCCATATATCCAATTACACCATTAAAGACGTGTGTATGATAACCAACTAATCCATTTGCTTGTCCATAATCTAAAGCTTCTTGTATGGTACTAAACAATGGTGCTCCGTCTATATAAGTTAAAATAGGCATTATATTATTTTTTTAAGTTCTGCACATTTTTCATACTCTTCAACTTCAATAAAATAATCTATCATTCTATTAATTGTTAAAGCCCAACCTTCTTCAGTTTTAATTTCTTCTGGATCAAAAGATAAAAAAACATGTTCTTTTTTACCATCTATTAAATCGTCTATAGTTATGTCACCTATAAGAATATGATAACCATTATTCATGGCAATATCTAACTCTTCGTAACCAAGTTCTTTATTAATCATGTTGTTCATTTAATCTTGACATTCTTGCTCCGCAACAACACATATTTTTATCAGCCATTGCACCACGATACCTCATTCCATGTTCAGCTTTTTTCTTTTTATATCTACTAACTCTACCCTTCTCTTTTTTTTCTTTAGCTGCTCTAGATTTTTCATATTTAGAAAGTTCAGACCAAGTAGAGGGTGTATCTTTAGTTATACGTTTAGTAGGGCGAAAAGTATTTTCACCACCGCTATAATCTTTTTTACCACGAGGTGTACGCCAGTCTTCTTTAAACCAACGCTTTAATCTCAATCCAGCTTTTGTTTTTCTAACAGCCATATTAATCGTGTTGTGTATATCTGCCACCAGCACTATACTCTACCTTCATACCGTGTGCAGCCTTCTTTTTCTTAGATTTATTTCCCCAATTAGCAGCTCCTACTTTACGACACTTAGCCATTGCACCACTTCTGTAGGCAGATGTCTTAGGTCCGTAACGAGCTACAACTTTATGATAACAAGCGTCTTTAGGCATTTTTTCTTTTTTTACGTAGGGCTTCTTTACCCTTTTTAAATATACTAACTACTTGGGTTTTACCCATTACTTTTGCTCTTTGTTCCCCAACAGTTAAAATTTGTATCTTCCTAGCATACGGTTTACTAATTCTTTTAACCTTAGCCACAGTAGCCCTAGCGTCAGAAGGTGTGGCAAAACGTATACTAACAGTATCCTTTGGATTTTCATCCGTATATAATCTCCTACCACTACCCTTTGGTTTTTTACCTGTACCTTTTTTAGGATCTTTACTTTTTCTTTTTGCTGGCATTTTTGTGTACTTTTTGAATATCAAAACTAGCAGATAATGATGCACCTTTGTGTGGTTTATATCCACCAGCAGGATTTTTCATTAACTTATAGTTATTGTTCCCTTTTTTCATCCAATGAAAACCAGCAGGTGCTTTGACAGATTTTTTCGCCATATTTTAACTATGTTGTGTAAGTGGAAAACGACAACCATCTTGACAATTCCATTTACGTAATGATTTATTAATTCTTGAATTAGGATCTCTTCTTGTTTTAGCAGATGTAAGTTTAGCTTTCATCCCTTTCATTCTAGCACAAAACGACTTTCTACGCTTAGCAGCCTTAGAACCTTTTTTTAATTTAGAAGGTTTAGTAGTAACAGCAGTCTTTAATTTAGATCCAGGATTAGCTCTACGATAAGATGCTACACCTTTTTTATTAAGACCACCTGATGGGCTTTTGCCCTCTTTACGTTGCCATGCTGGAGTTTTTGCCATTTTATTTTAATTCAGTATTGTTCTTTTTGCTACTCCCACCAAAGAAAAAGTCAATAATAGTATTAACCTTCGCAGACATAGCACCAAAGATAGTTGAAATAAAGCTAATTTCAAACTCTCCAAGATCTAAACTTTTTGTAACAAAATACTGGAACATTACAAAAGTAATTCCAAAATAAGCTACAGTAAATAAGGTAGCTAAAAGCTTTTGTATTAACGCATCATCTTTGTATAAATCTCTTGCAGACTTTCTATCTTCAACTTCTTTTTCAAAAGCTTCACGTTCTGCTTGTAACAAAACTTTTTTTAATTCTAGTTTTGCTTGTTCTCTTTCTTCATCAGTTGTAATTACTTCATCAAGTATGCCTTCTGCATTCTCTACAACCTTACCAAATAAACCACTAAATATATTACTAAGAGCCACAGCTTGGACAAATTTCTGGGTTATCAATATCACATCCGCTTTCCTCACACTCTTCTAAATTTTCAAAATATATATCTATATCGTCTAATTCGTTAAGCCAATCATTAAAATCAAAATCACTATTATTGTAATCTGTATTTGTTTGATTGCAATCACAAAACGTTTTTGTGCACGATTCAGTATTTTTACAAGTTTTATTCATTATTTACAATTTTTAATACTTACTATTTCTTTTTCTAAATCAATGATACGATCTTCATTCTCATTTATAATCTTTATCTTCTTTTCAAGTCTTTGCTCAAGAACCTTTATGTCTTCCTCTAATTGACCTATTTGACTGTAAGCTACACCCATAGTAAATATCACACCTATAATCCAAATGATATTACCAATAGATACTTCTAAGCTTTTAGTGATCATTTTCTATTACCCTATAAATATTTTAGCTAGCGCAGCAGCTACAGCAGCATACAAAACCCATATAGCTTTAGACATAGTTTTTCTAGCAGATGTATTTTGATTAACTCTTGAAGCTATACCTCCATCAGGATCAAGTAGCTGCTTAGTAAGCATGTCTAACTTTTCATCCATCTTATCAAGCTTCTTATCCATTTGATCCATACGTTGTTCCATTAATGCTATTTGCTTTTCCATTTCAATATATTATAAAAATTCTTCAGGTATTTCATCTACACATAAGTTTTTATTTTCCTGAGTTAACATCTCATAGCATTCTTGTGGAACAAAAATCATAAATTTATTTATTGTTGTAGAAGCTACTATATCTGATGTTGTATCTGTTTTAGTATCACTATTTGGATAATTATAATAATCATCCATATTTGATAATATTTCAATACATTTTTCCATTGATGATACTAAATACTTCATAATCTATCGTGTATATTATGTCTTAATGCTAATATGTTTAATATTTCATCTTGATCTGCAGAAGTAACTGCATAATCATACATTACTATTTCATGTAAAATACCATCAAATGGCGAAGTTATACCAGCTTGCACACCAAATCTATTTATGTCAATAGGATTTTCAAAACTTGTTTCGGTATCTGTATGCGTTAATGTTGAAGTAACATCACCTGCTGCAGTAACCAGTTTTACAGTAACATCTTCTGAATCTCTATGAAACATCAATATATTCAACTCATCTTCTTCTAATAAATTACCACCAGGTAAAGTTAATAAGTGATCATTTCCTGATGTCCTTCCTCTAAATCTAATTTTAGTTCCATTATTTTGAACTCTAATAAAATTATTTGCGCTTGTCGATGATCCAAAAAAAGTATTATTTGAACTTAAATCTGTTGGAGTAATAACTATAAAAAAACAAAAATCATCAAACTCTACAAATCCACCACTTCTTTCATTGAACATTTCAAATCTATGCGGAACACTAGAGTTGAAATCTAAAAAACCATTATTTAATGCTGGCTGAAATGCAGCATTTGATTGATAAAATTCTCTTTGTTTGTCTGTATTGCCAGAAACACTTTTAGCTTGATTTTCCCAATCAGATACATTTGAACCATTTAAAACAATACCCGCACCACGGATAGCGTGTAATTGTAACCCACCTACAGATCCACCAGGAGCTTTAATGTCACTCAAATATAATGGTTTGAATGCACTAGAAACTTCTAATCCGTAGTGTAGTCCTAAATGCATATTAAGTAGCTGATGTAGAAAGACCTGGATGCGCTCCTGTAGCTGGTGCTACATAACATATTGCCTTACCTGTGTTAAGTGTTACAGCAGTCCATCTGCCATATATTGTAACTCCCTTTGGAAAAGTATCTCCACTAACTAAAGCTTTACCAAAACCAGGATTTTTTGCTGCATTAATTTCTATGTAAGCAGAAGCATTACCTGATTGTTTATAAGCTGTTAAAGCAGTAAATGTACTATCATCTATAAATGTAATAGCTACACAATGATGATCTGAATCGGTTGTTAAATTTTGTAAAGCTTCGTCAGCTGATGATGCATCTAAATATGCACTTCCAAAATAACCTGTTGATACTGAAAATAAATCGTTTACGTTTGCCATAATATTATGTTGTTGCAGCTGTTGCTGTATTATCTTTGTATGCCATTACAGAACCAGCATGCAGTTTAATTGAAGTGAAATTACCATACAACATTGTTCCTTTTGCAAACGCTTCTGCATTGCCAACAGTTGCATTTTTAAAAGCATCACCATCTAATGAAGGAACATTTGTTGTTTGATAAGTTGTTTCACTATCAAATTTAGTGTCGTCTTCTAATACTTCTACTAGAAACCATTTACCATTATACTGTGTGGTACTATTGATAAATGTTTGTCCAAACCTTCCAAAACGATATTGAAATAAATCTGTTGTATTAGCCATTTTTTCTAATTTTTACAAATATAATAATTTTATTTCTCTAAAAGAGGCTCTGTTACAGCTTTAAAAGGTAATATCTTACGAGCAGTACCACGAGCTTTTAGATCTCCTCTATCACCAAATTTACTATCTCTTTGATACCTTTCAAATGTAATAAGTTCTTTACTAAATTGCAACGCATTTCTACCAGTTGATATAGATGCAGGAGGCAAAGTATAATTTACAAATCGTTTAGTATCTGTAAATATTAATGCATCATTGCTTAACTTCTGTACACTTTTACTATAAACTTCATCATCATCTGACAAACCTCCTAACATTAATAATAATGCAGTTAATCCAACACCTCTTAAAAACGCTTTAATTGCATTTTGCTCAAACTCTTCCAAATTATTAAATTCTTCTCTCATGTTTAATAAAGACTTTTCTCCTTTAAACATATCATTCACAAAGTTATAAGCAGCTCTGTAGGAACCTATTTCTTTTTCTCCAAATCTATTAATATCTTCTTGCTTTAATCTATTGTAAGCTAATGTAATAAACCAACGTTTGAACTGTTGAGCAGCAACACCTAAAGAATACATACCTAACAATCTTTGATCTAACTGCGTATAACCTTCACCATGCAATGTAGATATTTTACTATTTATTTGCATTACTCTTTCTTCAGAAATTTCTTCTGATTCATATTCTTCTTGCGTTAGTTCTCCTAAAAAGGCAGAGCCTTGTATCCAAAATTCTGACAATTCCATTGGCAAATATGCAAGCTGTTCTATTTTAGAAAACTCATCTCTTTGACCAACAACATCTGTAAAGGTTAGCTCAACTATTCTATACTTTTTAAGAATACGTTTTGCTTTCCAGTCTTTATCTGTAAAAGATGTCCAAAATCTTTTTTCGCCTAATACAAATTGTTTACCCCCTCTGCTTCTTAACTCTTGATACTTACCAGCTAGAATATTACCTACACCAACAGCACCACTAAATCCTAAATGTATAAGAGCAGTCCATCTTACCATAAACTGTGTTACCTTATCAAAGGTTTCTCCAAATGGTGAAGCTTGTCTTTCATTTCTTAAAAAACCTTGTCTCCAAACTTTAGTTACATACTCGGCTGTATTTTTGTTGCCCATTTGTTTATTTACTGCAATGACAGCATCAACTAATGTTGAAACATCATTCATACCTCTAAAGTTTCCATGACCATGTACAAATACTACAGACCTTACATATTGACGTAAATTTTCAGCTATATCAAATGATGTAAGCTCTTTAGCTCTAACAGTTCTACTAGCATTAAATCTACTAAATAGACCACCTTCCATAAGAGTATCCATTTCTAAATCAGTAGCAACTATAGGATCTCCATCTTCATGTACACCTAATTTTAATTGTGCCTCAGCTTTTGATTTTAATTTTCTAAGCTCATTTATTTTTCTTGTAGAAGGCATTGTCAATTGACCGCCTTCAGATAAATAAAGGTCTTTCCAATATCCAAATGATTGAGATACTCTTTTACCATTTGGTGAAGTTCCAAACACTCTAACATTATCTATATTAGATGTTGATCCTAAATAATTTGCATATAATCCTAATAAACCTCTTGCAGATAAAGCTTCAAGATTGCCCATTTGAACGTGTGGTATATAGTATTCACCCATTCCATTTTTACCAAGTTGTTTACGGAAAATTTCCGTAATCTCCATATACTTATTATAAAAGTCTAGTTCTTGTTGACTAGGATTATTTTGCATTAATTGTGATCTTGTAACAAGTTTTAATCCATTATCTGTTTGTGTAAACATTTTACCGTATAGCTCTTGTTGTCTAGCTCTTAGATTAAATACACCTTTCAACATACCACCCTTACTTCTTTTTAATGCTTTATCTACAACATTTATTTCATCAATTAAACCTTTAACCTCTCTAATATATTTACGATACTCTATCTCTATTTCATTAATCATTTCCTGCACTTCTGGTCTATCTGATGTCATGTTATTAGAACCAAACCATTTTCTTATTGTAGATATGTCTTCTTCTCCAACAGTAAAAGTTTTTCCTGTTTTATTTGCAATCTTTTGCGATTGTTTTATCATAGCTTTTTTACCTATAGCTAAATGTATCTTATGCAAAAGTCTTGGACTAGCTAATTCATCTTCAAAATCTTGTATTTTTCTAGCTTCGTCATATAGCTTATTAATACTTAACTTATCTAAATCTCCTAATCTTTTTTCAGCGGCATCTATATTTGAAACAGAGTCTTGATATTTTTTATATCTATCTTCAAAATATGTTTTAATTTTTGGCTCTGCTTTATTTACAGCACTTGGACTATATCCTAAAAATTTTAAATACTCTGAATAAGATAAAACTTGATTAAGCTCTGATAAATGATCTTGATAAAATTCTCTTTTATTCAACTTAAATTTTGCTGTATTATTTGGCTCAAACGTTGTTTGACTTTTTAGATTTTGTTTTTCTTTTTCAGATACCTTAGTTTGTTCTTCATCTTTAAATAGCTTATTATGCTTTACTATTAATTCATTTGCTTTGTCAACTACAGCTGGATCATCTATTGATAAATTATTATTAATTTCTTTTTCAAGTAAATTATCTAACATCTCAAATTTAGACCTTGTGTAATCTATTGAAAACAAAGGAGTTAAAGATTTACCTTTAAAGCCAAAACCATTTTTTAAATAATCATATTGTAAAAGTGCATCTTTGATTTCTGTAGGTAGTTCAGTAAATTCATTACGAGCTTGTTGCAATGTTTCTTCAACCGAAAATTTATTAATGCTTACAGGATTAACTGTAATACTATTTTGGAAATAATCGTTGCCCTCTATGTTACTTAATAGCAAATAGTTTTTTACAAAATTTGTGCCTGGTCCTTTACTGTAATCTTCAAGTGTTTTATAAACTTCAGTTAGTTTTAAATTATTAAGATTTAATAAAGGCATTGCTTCCGATACTTTCATTAAATAATAGTCCTGAATAAGCTGTCTATGCTCGTATCGTGTAAAGTCCAACTTAATGTTTCTAGTGCTTTCTATATACTCAATAACTTGTCTTGCTTCAGGAGTGTACATAAACGTAGTAGATTTTTGTCTATCTACTTGTTTTTGTAATAAGTCAATTGAATGTTTAACTAATGGATCACTTCTAAAATTACCTAACGTATTTGGATTTAAGAAACTACCTTTTCTATCCTCAGTTATAGTATTAATTAATCTTTGAGCATCATGTCCGTGAACTGGTATTGATTTGTGTACAGATAAAGCTTTACCAATGCTAAATATTTCATCTGTAAGTTTCTCTGTTTTATAAAGTAAATCAAACAAACTTTCTTCTGTATTTTGATTTTTAGATTTAAGTTTATTTATATCTAAATTTACATCTCCAGACCTAGCAAACGACTGTATCTTTTTTCTAGCTTCTTTTTTTGATACTTTAAAATACTCGCTATAAGCATTTATTACAGCCTGATTAGGGTTACTTGTGGTCATAATAGATTGATCGCCTCTATGCTTATCGTAAAGCTTAACAATGGGATGATTCATTATTATTGACACATCTTTTATGCTTATACCATTTCTACCTAAAAATGTGAATATGTTTACTGTGTTAGGAGTTAATCCCAGCTTGTTTGCGTACTGAAACTTGGCATTATCTAATACTATATTAAGGAGCTGCGCAACTGTAAATGCATTACCTTCTGGTTTAGCTTCATCAAATCTATCAACTAAAGAATCAATTTCTTGATAACCATTAATATTTATACCAAATGTAAATCCTACTTTATGACCAGCCATAACATTTAATACACGCTGTAATGATGCAATAGTACCAATCATATTTTGTGCTGGTACATTGTCATTAAAATATTGCGCATCACCTGTTGGCAAAAGTTGATTATCCATTTTTAGTTTTTCACCATAAAATGATTCAACTGTTTTTATAGCTTCCTTTGCAACTTCTTTAATTTCTATGGGCGTAGTAATTTCTTTATATCTACGACCATCTATCTCTATATCACCTAATAGTTTTATGTTTAAATCTAATAATTCATTAGCAGATACTTGATAGTCTTTTAGCAAATTAGTTTGTACTCTACCCTCTGTACCAAGTGGAGAAACTTTTGTAGTTCCTGGAACATTGCCCACATGAGAGTAATTTAAAAATATTGCATCACCATCCAAGTCAGCACCCATGACATTAGATACTCTAGAGGGTATAGCTATTGTAGATCTAGCACCATCTATTCCTTCAGCCGAAAAACCTTTTACTACAAATACTACAGATGATTGTTTACCATGCGCAGGAATACGAGTACCTAATACTAAATCACCTACCTTTATACCATCTTTTTTAGCTGTTGCTGGTATTATGGCTTCTGACACAACATAATCTTTACCTTCTTCTATTAAATTATTTAATGCTGAGATATATTGTTCATCAGTTGCTTGATCGATAAGATCAGAAACTTTTGTATATGATTTTAAATCTCTACCTATTGGAGATGTTTGATACGCAATTGTACCACCAAACATTGCTTTAGTTCCAAACTTAGTTAATCTTGATGCGGCTAACTGTTGGATTAAGTTATGTAATTGTGGGTGTAATCCTGGCGCGTATTGAGCTAATGATGTATTTTGATTACCAAAAAACTCTTCACCTATAAGCTTAGTAAGAAATTCTATATCTTTTTGTCTTTGTTCTGGCGTAGAATTATTTTCATAATGCACCGCATTACTGCGTTCTTGTTCAAAGCCAACCATAGATCTTGCAGCCAGCTCGTGCATACGATTTATCATCTCTTGCTCACCAACCTCAAGATTTGTGTGATGATGACCAAACAACTGTGAGGGCATGTGGAAGCTATGTCTTTCTTTATCAAGTTCTAACTGCAAACCAAATCCTTCTCCAGACAATCCATTCCAAGTATTGTTTTGATAAATTTCATTTTGTTTTTCTACAACTTCTTCTGTAGTTGTATTTTCCAAATCGTAAAAATAATCTGAACCAGGAGCATATACTTTTAATGCAGATTCAAATGTTGCTATAGGAATAAAATCATGCAGCTTTCCTGTAACTTCAGGACCTTCAACAAGTCTTTGATCTCCAATAGTCTTTTTTCTGGCTCTTAATATGTTAGCTATCTTTTTTATGTAAGGACTATTCTTCTCCATCTCTGGAGTTATTTCATCTATTTTAAATTTAGCAAATGTTCTTTTGCCAAAAACTTTTTTATTTTTATTATTGGTTTCTACATAATCATATACATGTTTGAATTGATTACCAACCTTTCTCATTGATCCAAACTTCTTTCTTATGATTTCACCATCACCAGGCAATACATAAGCTTGGGCATCAGTTGCATTAAATCCATCAAAATCAGTTACATCTTGAAATGCTACAAACTCTATAGGCGTATTACGATCATGTGGTGTATGTCTTTTAATTGCACCTTCAGCTCGTTTAATATAGTCTATTTCATTTTCTGATTGATCGTGCTTACCTATTAAATACTCTTGAGCAAAAAACTTATTTACACTATAGTTTAATAAATAGTTTCTTACATCTTCTCTTTTTAATTTCTTTATAAGATCATTTTGTTTTATTTGATTTTGATCTTTTTTAATTTGCTGTATAAATTTAGTTGTCTCTTTTTCTAAACCTATCAAAGAATATTTGCCGTTCTTCAAAGTAATTTTAAATGGATTTACATTATCACCTTTTGCATACTTTTTAGTATTATACCCAGCATTATATGCCATTTTAAGTAAATCTTGTCTTTGCTGTAAATTATTAGCAATAGGTGTTTTTACATAATATCTACGTTTTGCTGCACCAAATACAGCTATAGGTTGATCGTAAAAAGATATTTCACCTTGTTTAAACCTTGATAGTGAATATAGGAAGTCATTAAAATCAGTCAATAATAGTTCTTGACTGTCCATCTTAACATATTTTCTATTTCTTCTTTTGTCTGTTTTATTGTATTTAGCAATAGAATAAACACCAGAAAGCATACTTATAGAAAGTTCTTTACCGCTTCCATGTATCTTAGCATAAGTATTCTTAAATCCATTTGTATAGTCTGCAAAGTCCATACCTTTAGATGCCATTAAAGAAAAGAATGAGTTTATATTTTGTTGTGCTAAACTTGCATAGTTTTCATTTTTATTATGTAAACTATTTTCTTTATTAATAGTAAGTGTAGGATTTTCTGCTACATCATTTACTTGAGTAATGTAGTTTTTAGCCCTTGATTGTACAATAAGATCAGCTAATAAATTATCAAATCCATCTGTAATTCTTAACCTGCCATTTCTAATAAAGTCAGATTTGTTTTGTAGAACCAATACATCTAAAGAAGTATATCTCTTGCCCTTATACGTATATATATTACCTTCTTTTGTTAGCTTTCTTTTATCTACAAACTGCCAATAACCTGAATCACCATATATAGCATTTAACACATCAGCTATATTTTCAGATTTATTAAGATTGTTTGTTATTTTTTTGAAAGACTCTGCATCTTGTTCGTTAAATTTTTTCGGATCAAACCATCTCTGATTTGCCTCACGAGTCATACTTGACTGCCATCTTACTTCATCTCCACTAAAAGATACACCAGGAACCCATGTTGTAACTCCATTATCTCCTCTTCTAAAGCCTACTTCTTTCATGGTTTCTATTTGCTTGTTTGCAAAATCAATTGACATTTCTAATAGTAGCGCATCAACTAATGATTGTTTTTTCAGCTTAGTCTGCAAGTAATTTTTAAATCGTATAACTGCTGGGCTATCGCTTTCATTGACATTAATAACAAAAGTAAAAGTATTTCCTTTTTTTGTTTTTTGTCCTATTGAATAAAGCTCAGATAATAAATCTTTAACATTGACAGGATTTTTATCATTCTTTTTGCTTTCTTCAATCGAATACGCTTGAATAAGTTTAGAGGTTGTATCACCAAACAATACTTCATCTTGATCGAATATATTTCCTTTGTCGTTTTCTTCAGAAACTATTTCAGGTTCTAAATTGAAACTAAACTCCAATGAATCATCACTTCGTTCACCCTGATTTAATCTACTATCTACATTCTTTATTAAATCATCAACTATTCTTTGATACTCTACAAACGTGGCTCTATCTACTTGTGATCTAATTTTACGTAACAAATAATCATGTTCTATAGAAGAAACTTCAAACGGAGCTTTTTGTTTTTCTATATTGTAAATTTTCCCATTTTGTTTGTAGATTTCTTTAGCTATTTCTTGAACAGCGTCTTCACCTTTTTTACCTTGTGATTTAACTTTTTGTTCTATAATGTTAAACAAACCTACTGTAGATATAACATCAAATCTAGCTTGTTTAAGCATAGCTCCTCTACTATATGAGTTTTGTTTAAGCTGATTATTTTCGTTAAGAATATTAAAGTTTTGCTGTATATATGACATAACCTGCTCGTATGACATATTTTTTGTTTCTGGAGCTATTTCATTTACAGCTGAAACTGCTTCTTCTTTTGTGGCTAATCCAGCAATACGTTTATATAATCGCTTTAAAATGCTTTCGTATTTATTAGCATCAGACTTATTTTCTATTACATTAAATATGCCACCTTTTCTATTGAAGTCTTCATTACTATATGCAAAAGCTTCTTCCAATAAACCAAATTGTGATTCATCTTTTAGTCTTGTGATTGCACCCTCATTAATAAGCTCTGAGAAAAATGATTGAACTGCGTTTTTATATTCTAATGTTTTGCCATCAGCTGATGCCTGAATTATAGTATCTAATAATTGTGATACTTTAGACTCTTCATCATAGTTTCTGTTATTTGCAAAATCTGATAATATATCACCCCCTGTAACAAACTTACCATTCATTTTATATCTTGTAAGCTCAGGATAATTATATTGTATATTATCTATAAGTCCAACTAAATTACCTTGCGGTGTAAATATTCTTCTTTTTATTAATAAAGCATTCAAACGTTTTTGCAAAGGAGTTCCTGCAATTGACTGATAATACGGATGAGATAACTCATGTATTAAATCTGTTTGCATAGCTGAATTAGGATTTACTAATACAGTACTACTAAAAAATACTGCTGATGCTGGAGCACCAAAGCCTTCTATTAGTTGTTTATTAGAAAATTCTATTCTTATATTTGGAAACTTGTTTTCAAGCGCAGCTCTTAAATATCCTCTAATTAATGTAGATTGCTCATCTACTCTTGTAATATATTTGGGAATAGATTTTGTTTCATCTGACTTCTTGTAGTTTACTGTCTCATTATTAGCTTGATTTATAAATTTCTTTATATTGTCAGATGCTTCATTTTCAGGTGTTTCTTCAATAACCTCTACGGTTTCAGCTATTTTTTTTGTGGATTTTTTACTTTTTTTTTTAGGTTTTTCTATAACTTCAGCTTCTACAGTTTCTGCCTCCACATCACCCTCAACAACTTCAGCTTCTTGCACTTCTCCTGATGCTTGTTGTCTACGCTTTTGCAACTCCTCAGTTTTAGCATCTATTTTAGCTTTTGCTGATTTGATAATATCAGATAATTTTTCTACTATTGATTTGTTTTTAATTTTATTTTCAACAAATAATTTTACTTCTTCTATTACTTTTGTTGTAGCACCCTTTAAATCAGTTTTCTTTATTTTATCAACTATTTCAGATGCTTTTTGTTTCGCCTCTTCGGCTGTAGGAACTTTGTCACCTAAACTTTCTCTATAAGACTTTATCTCTTGTTCTATTTTTTCTGATGCTCCAGGTGAAACTTTATCTAAATACTTTTTTGTAAAGTTTGTTCCTTTTTCAATTTGATTTTGTATGAAGTCTCTTAGCTTTACAGCTGGTTGACTTTTAACTATGTCTTGAGCTGTTTGTTTTACACCTCTATCTCTTACGGCTTGTACACCTTTTTGCACACCTTGTCTAACCGCTTGCGCACCTTTAGTTACTGCTTGAGATGCTCTTTTAATCAGTCCTGGTCTATCTATTTGTTCTTGTCTTCCCTCTGTTGTAAACTCTTGGAATTGCTGTGGTGTTAAACCTTTAGATGAACGTTTGACTCTGCTTTTATCTTTAGTAAGTTTTCCGAGTTTAACAGTAGCTAAGTTTTCAATTAGCTCTTCGTACTCTCTTATTTCTTGATTATAAATAGCAATCTCACTATCATAATTTGAATTAATATTATCTTGTGCGGTTTGAAGCTTGTCTTTTGTTTTAATATTTTCTGCAGCTTGATTTAATTCTTCTTCCCTTGATTGATTAGATCTTTCTATTGCTGCATTTCTTTCAGCAATTTCAACTCTTGCTAAAAATATTTGACGTTTACCAGCTTGGGTTAATGAGTTTCCTTTATGTGTAGATTCATATATTTCTTCAGCTTGTTCAAGTGCTTCTATAATTTGATTGCCTACTTCTTCTCGCATTTGACCTTCTGCCACCATTCTTCGTGTACGAGATTTAGCTAATTCAGCACTTCCATTACCATCTATTACAGAATAAGCTATAATATCTTTACGCATAGCTTGAGCTTGTTCAAATTCATTAAGATCCATTAAGTCTCCTAATCTCCTTCTTCCTTCTTGTAACTGATAATCTCTTTCAGCAATAGCATCTACATAACCCCCTCGTGAACCCATTGCTGATCCCAATGCAAACGCGCTAACACGGACATTTTTCATTTCAGGACTTTTAAAGAATTCAGAATAGGTCATATAGTCTTCACCTTTTCTTTCTGCTATAGCTTTATTTTTAATCCATTCTTGATAAACTTCTTGATATTGTTCAGCAACACCTTCAACAGATCCAGTAGCTCCTGCTTGTATAAATGGTGCAATCTTTCTTGAAAATGGCAGAGGTTTTGGTAAATTTCTAAAACCAGTAGCTAATCTACCCAAACCACCAAAGACCAAACCAAACTGTGCTATATCTGCAAGAATCCAATTTGTATTATCTCTCCATACTTGAGATGCTGCTGCCTGAGCTTCTTGTGGACTTAATCCATCAGCCAATGCTTGTTTTAATGTTTCACCTGCTACAAATGCTCCTTCTGCAAAGTTACCTCCAATACCACCGCCTGCTACGCTTGCTGTTATATCAAGACCTTTTCTAGCCGTCATTTTAGCATATTCTTCTCCTTGCTGTAGGCCAAGTCTTTTAGCGTTCTTTTTAGTTGCTTTTGATATTACTGGTTTATATAATTTTTCACCAACTCCTAAAAATCTAGCTGTATTATATGCTTTAGTGGAATTTAACATAAGTCTAGTAGATTTTGCAGCTGCTCCTGCTGGCAAATAAAAAGACATAGAATAAGGTAATAATTTAGCCACATCTGTTGCCCAAAATCTTGGATCTGCTAACTGATTCCAACCTACAGATTTTAATTCATCTGGAATAAACACATTATTAGATGCTTGTATTTCTGAACCTTTTCTTTGTAAAAAATCACCTATTAGTGTATTTTGATCTACATCTTCATCCCAAGGAGTAACAACAGCTTTAAGAAATTCAAATGTATCACCTGTGCCTTCAATAAGCTGTCCAGCACCACTTGTTAAACTTCTTTGTAACATAGATTCAGAACCCGTTATATCAGCTAATTTTGAACCTAAACCCATTCCAATAGCAGCTCCTAATGGACCACCAACAGCTCCACCTACACCAGTACCAAGAACTGTAAAAGCATCTTGTGGTTGAACAATTGGAGCTAAATATGACTTTGGATCCATTCCAACACCAGTTGGCTGTTCTCTTTCTTGTTTAAATCTATCAGTTTCAGATGCTATTCTTGCCGCTGATACATCATCTAAAAGTCTATTATAGCCAGTTTTTTGATCTTCAATAGATGAAATAAAACCTGCAAATGGATCTTCCATAGAAGCATCGTATCTTTTGATACCTTCTTTTGGTGTTTCTTGATTATCTGCCATTAATTAAAATATTTAGACCAAAGTTTGAACCTACTTAACTTTTGTTCATATAGCTTTGGATTGTCTTTATATACTGCTTTGTAATATTCTGTTAATGCTGTTGGTTTTCCAGACTGATATATTTTATACAGTTCAGGATTTTCTGTTGCTAAATTACTAAAATTCTGTAATATTGACTGTACATTCTGACCAGTATTTTCAGAAGTTAATTGTTGTGATAAATCAAACACATCAGCAAAGAAATAAGGCAACATTTTAAACTCAATATTATTTGCTTTCATAACACCCATAGCTGGTATTTCAAAAGTATTCATCAAGTTTTCAATTTGATATGGATTATCTTTTGTATATATGTTATTTAAACTTTCATTTACTCTTAATTTTAAATCTGATTTATCTCTTTCAGTTTCAATTCTTGCAGAAGTTCTTGCTCTTTGTTCTCTACCTTCGCTAATAGCTTTATCATACTCTTCATCTTTAATACGTTGAGTAAATTTAGGATTCATTATATCTATATCATAATAATAAATATCGCTATCTGTATATTTACCAAATCCTAAAATATCAGGCTCCTCTAGCTGCATAATATAAGCTTGTTTGTATTTAACAGAACCTTCTTTTGCAGCAACTGATTTCATAACCTTATTAATATATTCTGCTCTATTAAGCGGATTTATATCTCTTACATCTTTTGTAAGTATTTTTGATTTGGTTTCACCAGTATCTCTATCTATATAAAATGCTTTCATTCCAAGATAAATGCCTTTTACTTTCATGTCTTGAGCAGTTCTATCCATATAAGTTGCTTCTCCATCTAAAGATGATCCTTTATATTCATAAAGCTTATTAACAAGTTGTGGATACATTCTTATCATTATTTCGCCATCGTCATTTAAGTAATAACCATTTACTTGATTATCTCCAAAATCATTTCCAAATGCAGCATCAATTATTCTTAATTGTAAGTCTTTATCATAAGCAGCTATTTCACCAGCAAAATCACCAGTTATACTTGCTTTTGACATTAGATTAGTATTGTTTTCATCTAATGTAAAGACAGTATCAAAGAATGTATCTTTACCCATTTTTTTAACAAAATTATCAAAACCTCCAGCTTGTATAATTTCAGATTGAGAATAACCTTCTTTAGAAAATTGTAACATTTGACCATTAAGTAATTCTTGACCAAGAGATGTTTTAACTGCTGCTTTTCCAAATTTAATATTAGGATCATATCCTGGAGTTAAACCAAGTCTGTCTTGTACATACTTTTGAAAAGAAGGATCTCCTGGTTCATTCAAAGCTAAAGCATAAAATTGATTTTGTAAATCTTCGTCATTGCCACCTACATGATATGCAAAGTCTTTAGCTAAAGTGTGTTTATTATTTCTTATGACCTCGCCTATGTTTATTTCTTGTTCTCCAGTATAAGTATCAATAAAAGATAAATCTATTTCACTATCAGGTCTTCCAAATGTAACCTCGTCACTAAGTTCATTCTTCCATTTTTCAAAGCTTTCTAAATCTCTTAATGGTATAAGATGTTTTTGATTTTCATCACCAGACATTGCAATAATTTTAGCAATAGCATTTTGATTTTTTTTCATCTGAAATACCTTATCATTATTCAATAATTGATACTGATAATTTTTTAAATCTTGATTGATACCCAATCTTAATGCGTTTGTATATCCTCCAGCCTGTCTTATCTTTTCATTAATTGGAGCTAATAAATCTGCAGACATTTGTTGCACATCAATTAAATCTTTTCTTCTTGCATTTTCTCCTGTAGTTAATTCTACTGCCGCAGAATAAGCATCATCTATATATTTTTGACTAGCTTCTGCTGCTTTTTGTTCGTTTAAAGCTTGCTGTTGTTGTAAATTATATATTCTCTCTAAATATGCAATTTGCTCTTGTCTTGCAGATTTCATATTTGAAGATCCAAAAAATCCACTTAGTGCGTTATACCCGAATGCATCCATATTATCAGTTATTATCAGTTATACTTGGAGTCGTAAGGGGAGATGTATAAGGATTTTGCATAGAGTTATTCAACTTACTAATATAGTATTGTTGAATTGGCTCTAACGCTCTATCTCTTCTGTTTTGTTCAATTTGCTTGAACACTTCTTTAGCAAAATCAGAGGCTCCCTTTTTCTCTTGTAGTGCTAATTGTAATGCGCTGCTTTGTTCTGCTTTGCCTTTATTTAATTCATATTCTTCATGGAACGATAATGCTTTTAAATAGTTAGCATTATTTGCTCTTTGAAGCTCTGCGTCTTTTGCAGCAAAATCTAATAATGCTGATTGTCTTTGACTATCCAATACTCCCGACATAGCTAAAAACTTTGCTCTATCGCCAGCAGTTCCTCTAACAGCATTTTCTATACCTTTTCCATACGCAGCATCTATTTCAGCTTGTGCTTTTTGTGCTTCATCTGGACTGAAACCTTTTTTAGCTAATTGTCTAGACTGTTCTAAATGTGATCTAAATAAATTAGATAAACCAGGAAGCTCTAATGGTTTTATTTTTTTATTTGCTTCTGCATAAGCTTGTTTTCCTAAAGCTGCTAAAATTAAATCATCTTGCGACTGTACTCCTTGTCTAATAGAATCTACTAAACCTAAAGTATTTCCTATTACATTTCCTAGTTCACCAAAGGTATCTAAAAAGTTTTTTGGTTGATTAGTTGTATTGTTAATATTTACAGTCTCGTCTGTTTCTGTAGTTTCTGTAGTTTCGTCTGTTTCTGTAGTTTCGGTTGTAGTAACTGGTTGCTCAACTTCATCTATTTCTCCTACTCTAGCTTGTTGTATATTTCCATCATCATCTTCCCAAGTTGCTACACCTTGACGAATATCTGCATCATCGGGTATTTCACTTGTTGGCAATGTAGGTATTGTTGGTGGAGGAGTTACTTCATTATCTTGTTCTACCTCTTCTTCTACTTCTTCTACCTCTTCTTCGACTTGTTGTTCTATCTCTTCTTCCTCCTCTTCTTCTTCTCCTATTTCAACTGTCTCTTCAATAAGATCACTACCTACTAAATTTCTAATAATTTCTTCTTCTGTTTCATCTTCTAAAGCATCATCAAATGTAATAATACTTGCTACAGCCTCTAATCTTCTGCGTTCATATTCTTCATCAGTTATTTGAGTGAGGTTGTATTCTTTTTCTATTTCACGTATTCTTTCTTCATTAGATGCAATTTCATTTTGAAAAACTCTTGGCATGTCCTCTGGCTTATACCCAGCTCTCAATCTTCTATTTCTTTCTTTAAGCTCTTGATACTCTAAAGCATCATTATATCTTTTCTCTGCTATAATTTGTCTTTCTCTTTCTTCAGCATCTCTTATTCTTTCTTGCTCTTCAACTAAAGCCTGATCTCCTTCTTCTGGTGTTGGTTGATAAACAACATTTCCTTCAGCATCTAATACAGGTGGCTGTGGAGCACTTGGGGCCTCTCTTCTTGTATTTGCATTTGCTTCTTCTATAGGTATTTGATTAAAACCTCCTTGATTATTTGGTACAAATACAAAATCTTTTCCGTTAATGTTTCTTATTTCAACATCTGGACCATAAAAATCTTGATATATTTCTATAGGTTTAACTTGTAAATCAGGATTAGTATCTGATTCGGTATTTAATTCGATGCTATTAAAAGCTTCAATTCTTTTGTTTACAGCTTCTTCTGATTGATTGGCAGGCTTTTCAAATTCTAACATAAAAGCTCTTGTAGAATCAGACACACTAGTAAAGTCTGTATTCATATAATTTTGAGCTTCTCGTTCTTGTAAAGCAAAATCTATTTGGCCTTTCCAATTAGTTTCCCAATCATCACCAACCTGTGCAACCATTGCATCATAACGAGATCCTTGGTGCTGAAAAAGTCCTCCTGATGTACTTTCTATTCCTTCAATTAAACTTGCATCTACCTCTTGACGTGCTTTAGTAGGATGGTATTTCGAATAGTAATACTTGCCATCTCTTTTTTTAAAAACTAAACGTTCTTTATTTTTTAATTTACCTGTAGGATCGGCAATCATATAATCACCACGTATGCCTGAATCAAAATTACTTTCAGCTTTTATATTAGCCAATATACCTTTAGCCTTAACATCTGTCATGCCAGGCTTAGTCATCAAATAATCGTATATCTCTTGTGGAGATACTTTATTGTTTCGTGTATCAGCCATTATCCCATTCCATTTTTACGCCATTTAGCGTGGTTCTTTTGAATCATTTTAATCAACTCTTCATTAGACATACTAGGATCATATTGATCTTTTATATGGTCATATACACCAGCGCCAGGCGATGCTTTAACACCTGTTTTTTTACCTTTTTTATTCATAACAGTTCCATCAGCTGCAACTGGCAAAGGATTAGTTTTATGACTAGCTTTTCCTGGTGTAATATTTTTTTCTTTTACTTGCGATCTAAATATATTTGCTGCTTTGTCTTTATTACCTTTTTTCATGGCATCCCTCATCTCATCCTCTCTGTTGTTAACCAACTCACCGCCAGTAAATTCAGCTATTGCATTTGCCTTACCGCCTTTTTCGCCCAAATTATTTTTTGGATTTGATGTATTAATTTCATCTGGGTAAGCAACATCTAAAAACTTTTCAGCATAGTTTTGAGCTTGATTCACATTGCCTAAATCATTTTCATTTATTGGTCCAGGAAACATAACGTTTTTAAAAAACTCATTTGCAGTTTCGATTTCTGGTCGCATATAGTTTTTCATAGCTTCCTTATAGTCATTATTTATAACAGCATTTAAGAATTCTTCTTTGCCATGACCAGTAAGCATATAGTTATTTAAAACAAACTGATTTTTAATTGGAATTTTAGAGTAGTCTTTTCCTTTAGATTCAACATATTTTCTAGCTTTCTTTTCAGAATTAACATAATCTTTCATTAACTTATTCTGAATAGTTTGCATGCTAAGAGGTGGTTGATCGTTTTTTGTTTTTTTGGCTTTGTCTAAATCATCAAAAACACCCAAAGAAGAAAAACCTATTCTTACATCATATTTATTATTGTCTGTCTTAACAATAAATGGCTCTACAGTACCATCTTGCATAAATCCTTTTTGATTAGGATTCATCATTCCCATAACAGTTTGAAGATAAGCAGGGGTTAATTGATATTTTAATACTGTTGATATTAATTTTTCTTCTTTACTCATTTATCCATATATTGATTTACCTTGCATTTCTTCATCTGGAGAAATAAATCCTGCAGAACCAGAAACAATTTCTGGAGTTATACTTTGTATTCCTCTTACTGGATTACCATAAGGATCTATCCTTTGTCTTTTTGGTGCTTGAACTATAGGCGTATCAGTTGGCTTTAATGAATCTTGAGGGATTTCATTAACTGGAGTTACTATATCATCTCCATCAAAAGTACCTGTAACAGTATTACCTATACCCTGAATAAATTCTGAAGTTGTATTAAGTCCAAAATCTAAAACATCACCACCTAAATCTACTAAACTATCTACACCCGCAAAAACAAAATCACCAGCAATACCTACAGTATCACCTACAACCTCTAAAGCAGGTTGTAAAATAACTTCATTAACTGGTTCAATTATCTCTTCACCAACTAATTCAAAAGCTGGAGCAACAACTTCAAATCCAGTTTCAGCAACATCAGCTACAGTTTCAATTCCTTCCTTTGCAAGTTTTTTTCCTGCTTTAATACCAGTTTGTAACATTTGACCACCTATATTTACACCTGTAAATGCTGTATTCAATACTGGCTGTATAAACTGTTCTGTAGCTGGTTCTATAATATTTTCTCCAGCAAAATCCATAACTTCTATAACAGGTTCTGCAGCTGCTTCAAATCCAGTGCTAAAAGCACCAAATGCTGTATCCACAACATTGCTTAATCCACTAATACCTGCATCTATAGCATCTGCACCTGTACCAAGAATATCCCCAACAACATCTGCTGCTCCCCCTAACGCATCGCCTATCCCACCAACAATACTATTAAACCATCCACCAAAACCATATTGATCAGGCACTTTACCACCTTCAGCCATATTACCAAGACCATAAGGATTATTAAATCTCGCAGCAGTTTGCATATAGTCTTGTGTTTGCGATTCTCTTTCTATTTGAGATCTCTGCAAGCCTACTGCTTCTTGATACATTTCTCTTATTTCTTTATTTCTTTCTGCTATTTGTCTTTCGTATTCTTTTTGTAGTTTTCTTGCTTTATCTCTTTTCTTTTTTCCTCCTAAAAGAGATATACCTATACCTACAAGAATACCTACAGGTCCAGCTACACCAAGCATAGCGGCCGCTGCAGAACCTGCACCTGCTCCAGATATACCAGCTCCAAGCATTTCACCTCCTGTAAATGTAGTTGGATCATCATCATCAAAAGCACTTCTTATAAGTCTACCTGCTAAATATGTAGGCACTCCAGCAGATACTGATCCTGCTTTAAGGTTATTAAAATAATTACCTGCCATTTGTCCTGCTGTCAATTGAGCTGGAGCCGCCTCAAAACCTGCAGGCATAATTTCTCCTGGTAATAATGTAGCTTGTGATCCTGTTGCTGGATTAAATATTGCTGTAGCTCCTTCTGGCGCACCTGAAGTAAGTATACTTGAAGATGTTGGAATTATATTTGTTGCTGAAGAAGCTGATTGTGTAAATGGATTGGCTAACTGCATTCCTGGGCCTTTAGCAAAATTTTCTCCAAATAATTGATTACCTAATGTTTCTCCTCCAATTTTTGTATTTAACAATTGACTTCCTAAACGAGCATATTGCAAACCTTGCATTACTTGTTGTGATCCTGTAGGTTGATATTGATAGTTTAATTGATTAACAGGCATCGGCATCATATCTTGAGCAGTACCATAAAAACCCATAGTTTGTGGAGCCATTGAATATGGCATACTAAGCTGTGGATTAATTCTGTTATATGTATTGTAAATATTTTGTGATGTTGATCCGTAAGGGTTTATAAATTGACCATACTGATTAACAAATTGATTTATATCTTGTACTGCCATTAGTTGTATGATTTACGATATTTGGCTATAATTGCAAATATATTAATTTTTTCGGTTGTTCTAGCAGACAACTTTGCTCTTAAATAAGTTCCTATAGCCCTCTGAGTTACATTTTGATTTCTTAATGGTATTCTCAATATACCTTCTCTATATTTATAAAGCATATCACTAAAAGAAGTATTAGATGGATAGCCTGGTTTGTTGCTTGAAGCAATATCCATTTTTACTTCTGGATTATTATCTGTAAAAAAAGTAAGCTCTTCAAAGTACATTGAAGGACTTAAATTTTCTAAATTTCTTTGTACAGTTCCTCCACTATAATAAGATAATATATTTTCAGAATTATCTGAATTTGATACTACTGTTGTGACAATACCAAGATTATCAAACTTTTTATTTTCAGATGGTCCATCATTAATAACTTTTTCAATATAAGACTTATGAATTATTTTTGAAGATTGTAAAGTTTCTTCTGATGAACTTAAATTTAATACTGGATAAGGATTATCTAATGTAATGTTTGGTTGATAATTTGTTTGATTTAATTCTTCGTCAGTAGGATCAGATGGATGATTTTTAACTTCTCCAAAGAAAAATGTTTTTTCTTCTTTATTACCCTCCCATTCCCATAATTGTAAATTTCCATCTGCTAGTTCATGTGTAAAATATTCATAACCTGATTCATTATTTTCAAAATCAGAAGAGTACACACCAAATAACCTTTGACCATATATACTACTAGAATTTCTAAAACCATTTTCTAAACCAAGTAAACTATCATTTGGCTCTAAGAAATATTGTATCCAAGGTATTCTAGATTTCGGAGTATATATTTTTCCATTGTGTTCTATCCATTGTTGGGGATAAACACTATATTTTGATATTACTGAATCAATATCCTCATTATAACCTACAGTTGTGCTTAAAAATGTTTTTTCTGGAAATGCTCCTGTTTGTGTATTATTAAAAGGATCTATTCCTAATGAAGCATCTATATCACCTGTATATAAATACGTTCCTGTTGGATTTAAAGCATTATCCCTTCCATCAACTCTTAGTCTATCACTAAATGTCATGTATAGACTATTAGTAGTGTAATCAAAAGCTCCATGAATACCAATAAAATATAAAGGCATATCAGCTAAACTAACTCGTATTGCTGCGTGATACCTCTCTTCTGATTTTAATCTTCCATACTCAACAGCTTTTTCAAATAAATCTCTAGTTCCTAAGTCATCTGATATACTAACAAGTTTTTTATCAGTTCCATATTTTAATAATTTAGCAAATCTTATATCAAAGAAATACAAATTTCTTTCACTTGCTACTACACTATGCATGTGCTTAGTTCCATATTTTATGGATATGTATTGATGTGATTCAATTGTATCACCAGATCCAGTAAATATAGATTGTACTCCAGAAGTATCTTGTAAGAATGTTCTTGGGTTTACTAATAGCTGACCAAATGCATTTTCTTGAAAGAAATGAATTTCGTTTTGAAAATTTATAATTCTATTGATTTGACCATATATAGATTCAACATCATAAAAATTAAATATTGGAAATATTCTAAAAGCATCCGTTTGCTCTCCAGCAAGTTTTGTTTTAGAGTATGCTATTTCTGCAGGTAAATCAGTAAACTGTTGATCTGTATCTTGTAATGATGAATAACTTTTTAAAGTATTTTCTTGACTATAAACATCATTATAAAACCAATCATTGCTAAATGGAGGCAAATCTTGGTCAAAACCTTCTATATGATCTCCTGCAGCTAAATGATAACCACTTCTCATTTCTGTATTAACAAAAGACTCACACGGAAATACTATCCATTTAGAATAACTTTTTTCAGGATATGGTGATGTTGTCATCTGATGTGAATACAATCCTACAAAAGTATCTCCACCAAAAACTGTTGAATGGTGGTGTTCACTATTTACATTTATAGGATGAAAGTTTCCTGCATTAATCCATCTTGTTGACTGTATTGCCTCTGCACTATCTCCCCCATACTGACCATCATTTTCTTTCCAAATGTTTCCATAATTATAATATGGTATTTTTGTAAAAGAATGATTTACATCATCACCAGTTGATAAAGTTAATATTCTTTTTGAAGATTTATTCCAAAGATATTGTTGTGTTTTTATATGTAAACCAGGATCTGCTACATTAAATGTAAAGTTTGTAGTTGACAAAAGAATTGCTCTAGTTCCCATTTGTATAGTTGAAACTGTTTCATAAGACAATTGATCGTCTTCTCCATCTAATAATTTTCCATATTTTACATAAGCTTCAAAATCTGATGATGTTACATAAGCAGCTCCTAATGTAAAATTTGAAAAACCTCTATTTTTTATATAACCTATAGAACCTGTTCCAGACTCTGCCGTGTCAGCAAAAAAATCTTTAGAAACAAATTCTCCATCTCCTATTTCTTTTGCATTTGATAAATTTGACCAATATCTTTGTCTTGGAAAAGCTTGAATAGTATAAGCACCTAAGCTATAATTATTTTTAGGATTTGGTAATGTTGTAAAGTTGTCTGCATCATTAAAAGGTCCTTCTGTCTCAGCAATATTAAACGCTGTATTACTAATAGAATTTTGACCTCTTACATAAGCATTTCTTTCTTGTAATCCATTATTATAATAATCCCAATTAAATACATAATGATGCCAATATGTGTCATAAACATGGCATTTTCCAACCATTACACCAGACTCATCATCTCTTGTTGTTTTTTTTGTAGAAAAAATTAATCCTTTATCTGGATTTGTATTAGCATATCTCAAAGAGGCTAAATCAGATCCAGCCCCTATAACCGAAGATATACTATCTAAAGCACTTTCAGCTAATGTAGAATAATCATCAAATCCATGATTTAGTCTAGGCGTAATAAGCTCATTTTCATCATAAGAATTTAAATTAGTATTAGATCTACGTTCTTCGTTGTACAACTTTAACAAACTAACTATTGCTACTTTATCTTCACCACCATAAGAGTAAGGCCTTATTCCAAATGTGCTATCAGGGCTATACATAACAGCAGCTTCTGAAGAATGATATAAACTTGCAAATGTTCTTTCCCAATCAGTTCCATTAGTATCAAGCCTATATTTATATCCAAAATTATAACTTCCAAATTCTGCAGAACTAGCTCCGTAGTAAACATCCTCCAAGTTATCAGCCTCACCTTCAGTTAAATACAATGGATTTCCATCAGAATCCTTGCCTACAACTCTATTTGAAATACCATTTATTCCAGAGTAACCATTTAGAACAGAATCATAAACTTCATCTACATTGTCATCAATAATATTTGCAGTATCACTAGCAGCTACCGATACTGCACCAACTCTACCATCATCAGTTGTTATATAACCATTGCTTAAATTATTAGGATCACCATAATTAATTACTTGATTTAATAAACCTGATTGTAAAATTGTTCTATCAGTTTCTGTTCTTTCTGCTCTAACAACTCTAAAACCTGATATTTTTTTTCTTACATGTTCTGGTATTCTAAATGTAAAATTTATAGCTAAATCAAATGTATAATGATAACCTGATGTTCCGTCTGGAGCAAAAGGAACCATTTGACCAACAGTTAAGGAATCAGGAGTATCAACATTGGGCAAACAACTAGTGTCATCATAATGTACCCTATGCCCTGGAACTGGACAATCTACATGTGCGCTCATTCTATAATCTTGAGCTAAAGTATTTTCTTTCCATTTGGTCAAACTATTACTTGCGTCTCTTCCAAGTTGTGTATTTTGTAAATCAAGTTCCCAAGCTTTATCGTGATGAAAAGGCATTTGTATATCTCCTATCCATAATACATTTCCTGGATCTCCATTTAAATCATATACCAATACACCAAATCTATAAGTTTCTCCACGCTGATAACCTCTTTTATTTCCAGATGCATGAGGATCTTTATTTGAACCAATCGTGAAACTTGCTTTGTATTCAGTATCTACATTATTAGTGCCTCCAGAAGGACCTGCTAAATTATCCGTTTTAATAGAATCATTAGGTACATTTGTAGAAATAAAAGGACTTGCACTATCATCTATTCCACCTCTATTACCCTGAGTGTCAGATACTTTTGGAACTTGTGTAAATGAAAAAATGCAACCGCCTAACTCATTACGGCCTGGAGCAGCATCGCTTCCAGCATAGTAACCATAACTAATTCCACCTAATATATTTCTAGGTTGTTCTGTATTGTTTAAACTGTTATCAAAATTATTATTATTCCAAATAGCTTTTCCTTTTGTAGATAAATACCTATGTGCTTGTTGTAGCTGTAACCCAGTTAAAGGTGCTTTTGTATAACTTGTAGAACTTCCTGCCTCAACAACTAAAGATTCATCATAAGTGCTTCCTTGTGGCAAATAATAATCTTTAATACTATCATCTGTTGTGGTTAATGATCCACCACTTAATGTTCCCGTTTCATCTCTAGAATATCTTAAAACTTTTACATTCCATTCTTTTTCTGTAATGTAATTTTGTTTTTGTCTAAGATTAGCAGCAAACAATACATTATCCTTAATTGCAATATCTTTACAAACATCCCATGTATTTGATGGAATTAAAATATTTTCAATACCATTTTCTATAACTGTAGTTAAAGATGTATGTCTAAACTCTACTTCATTATTGGCATCTATATTTTTTGTGGCTACTTCTGATACTTCTGGAACAGATCCTAATGATTGATAATAAATAGAATAAACTACTATAGAGTCAAATCTTGTGTCAAGATTTTGTACTCTTAACAAAAACCCATCATTTGACTGTGCTCCTGGATCTCCTCCATAATAAGTGCTAGAAGAGCTACTGCTTGCATTTGATATATGGTAAACATTACTAAATGGAGAGATACCTGATTCTGCACCTGAATCAGTTATATATTTAAAACAATATTGATATACTCCAACAGGCAATGTTCCACTAATTGTTTTTTCAAGTGCTATTTGATTATGTCTGGCTTTTGGTGATAAATCTAGTTCACCAGGATCTAATTGATGTATTTCTGGATCATTTATTGATAAAGTTCTTAATGGATTTTTATTATCAGTCCAATATATTCTTGAAATAGAATCATTTTCAATTACACCTTCTACCCTGCATTTAATTAATGGATCCATTCCAATATTAGGAAATTCATTTGTTGATGCATCAGGATGAAATGCAACTCTTAAATCTTGGGCTTCTTTTACATTGCCCTCTCCGTCAAATATTATTCTAAAAAAAGCTGTTCTAAAATCACCAGTAGATTGTGATCCAAAACTTAACCCATATCCAATATAACCACATACAATTAATATTAATTCATTTCTAAATGAATAATGACCAACTATGTTAGCAACTGATCTCATAGGATTTGCACCAATAGTATTTGGCCTACCTCCTACATCTTGAAATAAATTAGATGTAGTTGGTTGATCTGTAGCAACAACTTGTAAAATTCCTTCATCTATTTTTGTGGTATAATTATTTGGAACAGTTTTAGTTATAGAATCTAAATCTAAAACTATTTTATTTCCATTAATATTTTCGACAGTAAATGTAGTTCCATCACTATTGACAATCTTAATGTTCATAGCATCTCGATACGATCCTTCAATTTGATATCTTGGATCAACATCAACAACAAGCCCTTTACTAAATCCTTTAGGTGCGCTTTTTTCTGCCATTAGTAACTATTTAATCCGTCATATAAAGGTGGATTGAAAGAAGTGACAGGAACTTTGGCATTCCATATCTTTCCAATTTTCAATAACTCAATTGAACTTGGCATGTTATCATCTCCACGAACCTTACCACACAATTGATACCATCTTCTTTCTAAATCTTTAACTATATATTGTGGAACTTCTCCAGCATAATAACCTACAAGCTTATGTTTCCACATAACATATTGAGCAACAGCTTCTTCATGTCCTTGTAATATCATAGGATATCCCTCTGGAGACATTGGTACAGCTAAATAGCTAATATGAACATCACTTGTATAATCTGTAGAAAAATTAACTCTATTTCCATTTATATAAAATCTATCTAATAGACTTGATACTTTGCTTTTATATTGCGAGCTAGTTGGTTGTACGATTACATCTCCAGCTCTAATGCTTAAAAGCTTAACCATATTATCTGGCAATCTTACTTGTCTATTATGTAGTCTTTCTTTACCTCCTTCAAAAAATTGTGAAATTTTTGCACCACCACTTGTCATAAGAGTAACATGATTACCTTCATCACCTCCTCTATTATACGTTAAGGTTAAAGTGTTTCCACCTGCAGTCCAAGAAGCATTAACGCCTAAAAGTGTATCATAATTTGAACTATTTAATATAGTTACCGCACCAGCCATTGTAGTATCTAAATCTGCTTCTATAGGTATTATATAATCATCTACATTACCTGGAACAAAATCTGCAGTAGAAGTTGTTCTAAAATAAAATCTTGTAGAATTTATTTCTATAAAACTTTTTACAGCTGGATTATTTAAAAATTCTATTTTAGCATCTGCTGCGGTTGGACCTGAAGGCGAATAAACAATTTCTTTTTCTAAAAATGTTTTATTACTTCCTATGTATTGTTCTGCCTCAAATGACCATTCAGCCCAAGAATCAATATGTTCTGTATATTCTTTAAGACCAAGATTTCTTGACACATTATTAAAAACTCTATTTACTGGTATATGCATATTATGATGATGCTATAAATAATTCTAACTGTTGATTTGCAGCTCCCTTAACTTTTATTGCAGTTGCATTATCTAATGTTGTACCACCATTATCTCCTTCGCAAGTAGTTCCTGTATAGATAATACTACTATCTGCAGCTAATGATGTGTATGCTGCATCACTATCTTCATCATCTAAACCTACTTGTAATGTTGTGCTAGAGTTTAAATTTGTAATTCGTATATATTTAATATCTGCTCTTACAAATGCTCCATCTGCAGTAGTAGTTCCAAGTGTTGCAATCTTAGTTAAGTTTGTATTAGACAACTTAATAATTCTCTTAGTTACATTAGCAATAGAACTATAGGTATGCGTGTATGTTTGTGCAAAATCCAAATCATTACTTTCACCATTGGCGTGATCTATAGCCAATGCTTCTGTTATTGTTACAGTTAAAGACTGTGCTGTTAATTCATCTGCCATTTATGTTGTTTTTAATTTATTTATTTCTTTTTTAAAATTGCCTAAAGGCATTATTTTACATTTACTATATTTTTTTGGTCTTACCCAAACTATTTTATAATAATAATCATCTAATATAGGAACTTTATATTTAACCAATTCACCTTTTTTATTAGATTCATTTATATCAATTCGATAATGGAATGCTCTTTGATGTTCTTTTTTATCTAAATATACATACCCAAAATCATTTGGCAAGTGTATTAATTCATTTCTTTTAACAACATCCCTTATCAATATTTCAAAAAACTTAGAAACAACTGCATAATACGTTTTATAATCCAGTTTGTTTCTTCTGTACTTTTTTTTACTCTTCAACCATTCGCCCCTAACAGTAACATCATCTTTAATGTTATTGTATATATCACGAGCTGTTTCGTACTTGTCTCTGTGCTTGCGACTGAACAAATTTTGTACTATCTCTTTCATCGTCTATTCTATCGTCTATTGTGTTAAGTGTTGTTTGCATTTCTTTTGCTAATATTCTTTCATTTAAGTCAGTAATATAGTTTTGAGAAATAGGATACTCTGAATCATCACCACCAAAATCTTTCCATCTTGGATGTTTAGTAGGATCTGATAATAGCATATCGGAATAAAAAACATATTGAATTGGAGATAAATAGTTTCCTGAACCTGCACCTCGTAAATGTGATTTTAATTCTCCAACAATTAGAACTAATTTTTGATTAGCAAATCTTGTTATAAAAGATGATGGACTTTTACTATTAAATCTATTATACTTTTTGTTTAAATATTCATTTTGAGATACAACAGGAACGTCAATTACTCCGTGATTTTGATTTAAAGTAGTTTGACCTCTTCTTAATTGTAAATTTTTAACTCCGTATCCATCTATATTTATAATGTCGGGTAAAGAGAATGTAATACGACCATAATCAGCTTTTTCTTCACGAGTGTATCGATTATTAAAATCTCTACCATAATAATCTTCACTCCATATATTAGAAGAATTAGCTAAAGAAATACCAGCTTCTGTTATAGCTCTATCAGAAAATACAAGAGCTTCTCTACTGCTATCAGTATTTGCATCTATATACGCTTGCCACTCTGGAATGCTTGCTTGAAAGTCATACGTACTATCAAGGTTAAGATTCTGAAAAAACTCTAATGGTATGCCTTTGCCATCTCTAATTATATCTTTTAATATTTCAGCTCTATAGTAATGTACCCAGAATTTAATTTGACGAATACCTATGCTTTCTTCTTTAGTAGTGGCACTACCACCATAAGCTATATTCTTTAAGTTGTATGCTATTTCATTCAAAGATGCCATGATACAAAAATACTTTATTTTATATTACAAAACAACAATAGGCCTCACATCATAAAGATGATACAGCCTATCATTGAGCAGGGAGCAAAAAGCTCTTTTATACTGTTCTGCTTTGCTCCGCTTCAATAGATTGTGATTGATAGTTTGATCCTTCAATATTTGAAGTCATTAGTCTTACTGCATTTTGCACTATCTCATTACATATATGCATAGGCCAACCCCAATTATTTGCTCCTACAGGACCATTTAAATATTCTACACTATAAGTTGTAGTATTTACATTTTGGGAATAGGTGTAACTACCCATCTGTACATCTCTTGTACCCCAAGTGGAAGCGTCTCCAGTAGCATTAACGATACCATCTATTATATCAGAATCTCCTGCTGCAACATTAGATGCCATGGGATATGTTATTATTCTAGCTCTCCACCTGCCACTATTATTCCATCCTTCTGGTCCTATATTATTCCATCCTGCTAATTCTTGCCCACTTGCAATTTGCTTTGGAAAAACTCTTAGAGCAGATCCTTCCATATAATATTTTACATTATCATCATCTGCCTTATTAAATGGATCGCTACTAGTGTTTGAATAGTGTATGCCATGCTCATTAGATTTTGCTAATTCTGCCTCTCTCCAATTTGAAAATCCACCAGTTGTTGGATTAACATATAAAACTTGCAAATGTAATAATCTTGCAAAAGGGTATCTACTTATAGATCTTAATGAATTTACTGGAACGCCATGATCTGTATTATCACTTAAACCTGATGGTGTTCTAAATGGAACAGATTGTGCACCCTGTCTAGATGTATGCATAGTTATAATGCCTCTACTTTCAAACCTGCCTTCTAGCGTGTAGACTAATTTACCTAAACATTTACGTATTTCTGGATCAGTATCATAAAGATCTAATGCTTTGTCAAACCAATCAAAGTAAGCAAGATTTAAGAACTTGTCTTTTTCTTCTGTAGTAAAATATGGTTGATCTGCTTTATCTAAAAGCAAGTCCATTAAATCATGTGCTTCTCCAAATGTCATTAATTAACCTTTTCCTTTAATTCAATTGTTTGTTTTGTACGTGTTTTAGGGCCTCTAAGTTCCTTTTTAAGCAATGCATGTATATCTGCATTATCTTTTACCCATTGAACAGCTTGATCTTCAGTTAAACCAATTGTAGTAGTGCCATACTTATATACACCATTTACTCTCGTAAACATATCTTTAGCCAAACACTTTTTAATAAAGATTTTAATAGGAGCATCTCCATCTGCTTTTACTTCTAAAAATCTTTTAGGATTATCGTTAGCATAAGCAATAACTTTAGCTTTACGAATGTTGTCATCCCAATCGCCATTCAATCCTATTAGATGGCATATATCTTCTATTTCTTTTTTAGATAACATCGCAGCAGCTGTTACAGCATCAGCTTTTGCTAATGACTCTTCAGCTTTTTTACTTTCCTCAGCAGACAAATCTTCTAAAAAAAATTGACCACCAACAACTAAAGGATGATTTTCTAAAAACTTATAAACTCTATTATCATACTCATCATTAATATCTAAGGCAACTACTGCATTAAACATTTCAAATCCTGCTGATTTTTCTCCATCCATGTCAAGAAGTGCGATTTTTGATCCACCTCTACCAGTATAAGTTCCAAACTTTGCATAGTTAAACTTTCCTGGATTTTTTGCTTTTACTAAAACTGTGTGTTTCATTTTTTGTTTTGATTTAAATTAATACTCCCTATTGCGGTGGTAACTTCTTGCCTTTCTTTTCTTTGACAATTTTACCATTTTCTATCCAAGTTTTATTACCTGAATGTGTATTCCATTTGAAGCCGCTTTGTCCTCCAATATAGAAATTTTCTTTATCTCTTTTTTTTGCTCTCTCTATCTGTTTTTCCATCCCTTCTGGATCAACAGTTTTTAAATATTGATATAAATTCATATTGCAAATATAAGAATAATGGAGGGGCAAAAGCCCCTCCGTTACTCAAATTATTAATTATGCAGAAGCACTTTCTACTAATAGAGTAGTACCTACAACAACTTGCGTATATCCGCTTAAGTGCCAGTTTACACCATCACATAAAAGTGACATTCTTAAACCTTCAGTACTTTGAGATACTGAACCATCTACAGTAATTTTAGATACTCCATCAAAATCATCTAAAGTACTGTTAGCACCACCAGTTACAATATATCCGTAAATATCAGTTGCATCTAAACCAGTTGTAATTATGAAATCAGCATCATCATCACAATCAGCTGTAATGATAAAATCATAATATACACCAGCTGAAGTAGCGGCAGTAGGTAAAGTTAAAGTTACATTATTATCAACAGCAGACATGTCAATAGTAAATAAATTACCAGACTCTACAGTTGTTAATGTTCTAGTTACAGCAGCAGCATTAGTTATTGCTTCTACTGGTCTAGCTAATCTCATGTGAGGAGTGAATTTCGCCTCTTCGCCAGCGGCTAAAGCTCCATTTGATACATCTGTACCAACTGTAAAGTTTTTAATCGCTGTACGCAATTTATTAAAATCAAATTTCAAAGCCATTTCTATTTATTTTTAAAAGTTAATTATTAAGGTATTACCGTTTAAGCTTCTCTTCCGTTAATACCAGTTAAGTGATTATTGGGAGGGTTGCCCCTCCCTTTAATCGTTAAATTTAGTTATTAAGCTGGTGTGATAGTTCCCACAGATTCAATTCCGTCAACAGCATAAATGCCATTAACATCATCAGCTATAGTAATTACTGGACTTGCATTTGAGGCGCAAATTCTAGCAATTTCTCTTACCACATCATCTTCTTTACCATCTGTTACAACCATTTCTACTACACCAGCACCACCATCTCCTTTAGTAAAGTTAACATGTACAGATGTATCAGCATCATTTTCTACGCTTTTAACACTTGACGCTTGAATAGCAGCGCAATCATTATCAGCAGTTGCAAAAAATAAATATGAGTTTCCTCTTGCCATAATATTAAAGTATTATGTTATGCTGCGGAAAGGATTCCACAAGATAACGGGTTACGAACTATAATTCCAGACTCAGATAAAACGTGAGCTTCAAACTTATCATCAGCATTAGCAGCCATCATAGATGATTGATCGTATGGATTAATCATACCAGCTACATACTTCTTGATAAATGAACGGTTTGTTCCTTCAGCTCCTTTAGTAACAAGCTCGATGTTAGAAACACCAGTTGTTTTTCCGAAGTCTAGGAATACCATTTTAGCAGACTCTTTTAATCTGTTGTCACCAAATGCATTCTGACCAGCTGCACTAGAGTGTAGGTTTTGGTCATCAAATACAGGACAGTAAGCAATAGTAATTTTGTTTCCTAAAGCCATGTAAGATGTGAAGTTAGCACCAAGCTCAACATCGCCATTTACACCAACCATAGAACCACCAGTAAATGATCCAGAAGGAGCAATTACTAATTCTTTCATTGCTTTGTGGAAAGCCAAACGACCTTCAGTACCAGTAAATACAACGAACTCATTCCCTTCAGACTGAGTAGTATTTAAAGATAACTTAGCTAAGAACTCAGTAATGATGTCTTCAGTTAAAGCACCTAATGTATAAGTAGCTTGGTTAGAAGAATCAATTTGAGCTAACAAACCATCACCTGTGATGATAGAAGTTGATTGAGTTCCTGAAAGACCTGTAGCAGAAGAAGTCAATGCTCCTGGTCGTGCAACAGTTGAACTTTCATTGGTAATAGACTTACGACCATACCATCTTTGAAGCTCTTGCTGATACATGAACTCATCCATCATCATTTGCTCTTTAGTAAAGTACCATAGTCTGTGACCATTGTTTTCAATCCACATGATGTCAGTAATATCTTTACCAGTTACAGAAATTTTCTTACGAGCTGTTGTAAGATAGTTTTTGTAAGTAGAAGGATATACGTAGTTTTCACCTACATCAGCTCCATTAGAACCGTTAGGGAAAGCAGAACCTATTGAAGCGAAGATAGCACCAGCAGCAATGTCAGTTTCTAAAAGTGGAGTACCACCTGAAGCAGCATTGTCAATTAGCTCAATCTTTACATCAAAAGACGCAGAAGTAACGGCAATACCATCACCTGAAGTAGCTTGAGTAGCTGAAGGAGTTGGATCTTCAAGAACGATACCTACAGCACCAGACTGAAATCTTACCATATCAAACTTGTTTAAGAAGTTTGGAGTACGACCAGCGGTGTCACCATCACCTCTTAAATATACTACATCACCAACAGCATCACCTGCATCAAGGATATTTCCTGTTGTAGTAGTAGCAGCACCTGCTCCAGAGTCAGAAGCAACAAACGTTACACCGTCTGTAGAAATCCAACCAGCTGAGAATGTTGGTGCATTATAACGCCCCATGACTTTCCACTCGAATGAGTTGTCGCCAAGGACTTTTTCACTTGCAAAACGACCTGTTCTTTCTAAAAGATAAGTCGCTGAATAACGAGGATACTGTTGAATCAACGTTCTTGCAATCTCTGGGTATTGCAATAGTGCTGTGTTCAAGGCATTCTCGGGAGTTGTTCCAGAACCATAAGTTCCAGTATAAACTTTAGCCATTTTTTTAAAAATTAAATTTGTTAAACACTATTATTATTATCCAGAGTATTTCACGTAACTTGTGGGCATCGCCCTATTGTTTCAGTAAGCTACTCTCTCATAAATGCAGCAGGATCAAATCCAGTTGACCTTGTTTTGGTCTGTGGTCTTGACTTGCTACTAAGGCTAGGAGAGGTAATTTCGTTTAATATTTTAGCCTTACCATCTTCTAAACCTTGGGAGCGAAGAATCTTAGCAAACTTGTCTTTAAACAGCATAAACATTGCAACCTCCGAAGCATTGTCGTGAGATTTCCAAATGTCCTCAGCCATTTTACCAGACGTAATGTAGCTATAAGCTTCTTTCGCTTGATCTTTAGTCACCTTACCACCCATAAATGTTTCGAGTGATTTTAAATGACTTTGTAATTCTTTTTTATTTCTATCTACTTTTTCTTTATTAGTAAGCTCTTCTTGTTGCTTTTGTTTTAGAAACTTTTGTTTTTCTTGTTCAATAGCACCATTAAGCTGTCTTCTAATACGATAAGCTTCTCTTTTTAAAACACCAGAATCTTCCATTTTGTCAATAGCTTCTTCTATTTCAAAATCTTCCATTCCATCTGTTTTCATTTCAGCACCAATCAACTCTCTATCACTTAATCCTAAGTATGAATTTAATTTATCAATTACTTCATTTTTAGGTTGCTCTATAAAAGGTGAGTTTAGAGCAGCAACAATATCTTCTTTGCTGGTTCCTTTAACACCTAATTCTTTTGCAAATCGTGACCAGTCTAATTCTCCAGCTTTTTCTTCGCCTTCATTTTCAGTATTAGACTCTGTTTCAAAATTGGCATCCCAGTCTTCTTCAACTGGCTGATCTTGTTGCTGTGGTTGTTCAACTTCAATGCTATCCCATGAAAACGCATCAGATTCATCAGACGATTGATCTTCAACAGAATCCTGCTGTTGACTTGTATCTGCTTTGTCTGCTGCTTCTTCATTATACTTGCCTTGAAATTGTTCCATCATCTGATCGGTAGCAAAAGCTAACGGATCAAATTTCTTTTCACCTGTACTTTCTTCGGACTGTGACTCTTGTGTTACTTCTTGCGAAGTTTCTTCTACTAAATTTGTTTGTTCTTCTGACATATTTTTAAATTTTTTGTTCCCTAATTTTGCAAATATACTAAGAATTTCTAATAGTTTGCTGTATTCTTTCTTTTCGCTGTGGGCTTACAGTTTGATTTTGAGCTTCATCTTGTTCTTTTGACAAATTTACCTTCGCATCATTTTCAGCTTTTTTCTGTAAAAATATTTGTTTGTTTTTTACAGTATGTGAAACATCTGAAGTTTCTCTTGCTAAATCATCCTTCATATCAGCTATAGCTAAATCTGTCTCAGATTGAATTTTAGCTACTTCAACTTTTGCCTTATTTTTGATTTCTTCAAGTTGAACTTGTCTTTCAAAAGCAGCTTGATCAGCTTGCGCTTGGGCTTGTAGCATAGCTTGTTGTTGCTCTGCTTGATTTTGTTGTTGCTTTTTAATTTCTTCCATAGCTCGTTCAAGAATATGTTCTGCCTCTGTAAAGGTATCAGCTTTTAATACTTTGATAATATCAAGTAATGTTGCTTGACCTCCTTGTAGAGCTGCTTGAGCAATACCTTGAAGTTGTTGACGCATAGCATCATCTTTACCAGAGTCTCCTATAAAGATACCATAGTCTTGCATAGAAATATCAGGCATAATAGATAAAAACTTAAATGCACCATCTCCAAGTATATAAGATGCTTTCTTACCATTTGCCCAACAAATCTTCATTAAATTACATACTCTCTCAAATACTCTTTTCTTAACCATTTGATGAGAGTAGAATAAACTTTCAGTTATTGTTGCTGATTGTATAACGCTACGCTGCACATTACCTACATACTCATATTGACCTACAGCACCTTCACGCTGAGGTGATACACCAGAAATTTGTCCAGCGGTTTGCTCTAACATCATTTTAAGGTTAATCAACTGTTGGACTGAATTAGATAGAGTAAAATCTATTTGTTGGAACTGATTAAATGATGCTAACTGATTACCTTCTTCTTTTGAATTAATTGGAATTATACCATCTGTTTTTAAGTGATACAATACAGTTTGCATATCCATTCCAAGATTTGTTGGAAGTTGAGATACATCATATACTACTGCCTTACCACCAGAACGAGCCATAGCAAGTTCTATTTGATACATAACAATATTATATAACATTTGTATATTTTTCAATAAATCAACCATAGATATACATCTACCAGTAGAGTTATTCCTTACACAGCCTACGTATGACAATGGTGTTGTACCAGCATCATCGACAGATCGAACCTGATTTGGTCTACGTCTTGCTCTAACAAGTATTTTACCACCTATTTTAGTAGCTTCCCAAATGTCATCTACATAACGAGTTACTAATTTTTCGTTTTTACGAGGTCTGTAATCATCAGCTACTTGCTTCATAAATGGTCGCTCTGGATTAAATTTATTTTCTGACATTTTAAATCTAAGAGCTTTGATAGATTTCCATTCAACAGATACAACACGTATCTTTACTTCTTGACCTTCTTGATAATCTATCCAATCAAAAGGATCATTATATCTTTGCAAGTCATCATAGCCACCTATTTGATACATAGCTGATAACTCTTCTAAATCTTCTCTGGTTAGCTCATCTCTAAATTCATCAAGTATCTCGCTATATGATAAATATCTTTCTTCACCAACCCAAGATGAATCATCTAAATAATCTGATTGAGCATTTATTTCATAAACTATATTTCTAGGATCTACTCTTCTTACATACGGATCTCCATTGTGGTCGTATATTTTAAAAAACTCTTTTCCAGTTACAAGTAAATCTCTAAATCCTTCTTTAAATAAATCTCTATAGTTGTGCTTCTGTATAAGATACTCTAATCCATCTTGCGCTGTTTCTTCTACCATTTCACGATAGTTGTATCTCATGTATAAATCAATATCTTCAGGAATCTCCATTTCAGTAACAGGTGGTATTTCAATACCAGTAGTTTCTGCAAATTGCTGATGTATTTCTTCAGTAAGCTGTTTCATTATAAGATTGACTTTTACATCTTCTTTTCTTAAAACAGCTTCTTTGTTTGTTGTAGAAACCTTAACGTCTAGTGGTCTTCTTAAATCTTCACCAACCAATAAATCTATTTTTGGAGATATTATAGGATAGTTAACCATTCTTGCAGGATAGGACATTCCATACTGCTCAGTAATATATTTGAAATCCTCTAAGTCTAGATTACCATTATAAATATTATAATTTTGAATGTCATTCAATCTTGAATTTTTATATGGCGATTCAGTATATGACATATATGCTACAACAGCATTTACCCATTGATTAGCCCACTCTTCAGTTTTTTCAGACTCTAATACAAATTGAGCTGGGAAAGATGATTGACTTGAATTATACATTATTTAATTTGTTTTGGTAATCCGTTTCTATCTAATTTATAATATTTAAAACCTATATCAGTTTTTTCAGATTCAATTGTTTTTGCTTGTATTCTATAATTATCTACGTTGTGAATTAAGCATAAACCAAAAGCAATAGCACGGTCAGTATTCTTAGTTCCGTAATTTGCTAATTCATCCAATAAATCTAAAAACCAAATATCTTCAACGTTTTCTCTTATGTAATCATCCATAAGATCCTCCATCAAAGCTTTTACCTGTTTGTTCATGTGAACCCCGTACCTATTTTTAGTTTTGGTTCCAGGATTATGAGCAGACTCAGGTTTTTCTTTTAAATACTTGAGTGCATTCATTCTTTTGAAATAATCAAGTATTCCTATTTTGGTATATTCTACCAACATTTTAGCATTAAAATATACCGCTAACTTTAAACATCCATCCCAAAAATCTTCCTTTTTTTCTGGTCTATCAGTATATTCTGCAACTACATAATCATTTGCATGATCCGTGTCTACAAATCTACGATAAATAATTGCACTTCCCAAAGAATCAGAAGCTCCAGCTTTATCTTGATCGTAAGAGTCAATACCTCCTATATCTAAATCTTTGTATTGTGGTTGTGGATGCTCCAATATTTTATACGGACCTTCTGGATGAGGTCGCCATCTTACAACAAAATCATCGTTATCATCAAACTCCCAATCCAAAAAACCTTGCTGTACTTGACTTCTATAATCTTTACTACCTAATATTCTTGATCTCTGTGCGTTTAATAGTGAATTATCAAACCTTGCTGTTTTAGTATTTAAAAATGCTTCTTGAACTGTAAGAGGATAATTCTGTATATGTAAGTTATATGCTTCTCTATCACCTGATTTAGTAATATTTTCTCTTTCTTCTAATAATACTTCTTCTGCTTTTTGCACTTGTTCTTCACCAGTATTTATGTCAAAGTATCCATAATATGCTCTTGAAGCTGGTATAAACATAGGTATAAGATTATATGCATCACTTTCATAATACATATCCATAAAGTCTTTTGAAGCTTTACTTATATCACCACCAGTACCACCAACAATAGGCACACCAAATTGTAAGTTACCATCCATGAAACATGCCTTAGATGACATATATGCATTTTTTAAATGCTTAAACTCACCAGCTTCTTCAAATACCATAAGTGATACACGCTCCCCTTTAAAAACTTCAGGATTGTCCATAGTACGACATATAATCGTGCTTTGATAACCACCTATTTCCCACTTACCGTCTTTGTTTTTCTGTTTATATCCTGATCTTAATATACCGTCAGTATCTTTTAAAATTGAATGTTTAAAGTTTGAATGTAATCCATTAAGACCTTTTTTTGTTTTATCAAAGAAAGCGTCAGCTGTTGCTTGTAATCCAGCAGCTATACCTACATCATTAAAAGGAAAGAATGTATATTCATGTGAAATCATGCCTGAGTTCATGTAACTAAACCCCTTATCCCTGGCTTTGATAACTATCATACCCTTACCTTCTTTTTTGCAAGTTTCAAATAGATTGAAATACTCGTGATCCATTTGTCTATACCAAGGACTTATTAAAGTTTTTCTAGAGCCTGAAGTTCCATCGTTACCAAGTATTTTATAATAGTTTAAATAGAAATAATATTTACCAGATATTTTGTCCATGCCCTTTGGTTTAAATCCATTAATACATCTATCAAGCTCTTGTTCCCAATATTCTTGATATGCAACAGACTCAGGGTTTAAATCAGGATGTCCTTGATTAATAATTGGTCTATATCTTTGTGGATCTATTTTAGCTCTTGGCATTAGTCTATTCTTGCTTGATCCATTTTAAAAACTACGGTAACATAATAATTTTTATTAGCATTTAATGGTGCTTGTAGGCTAACCAAAAGTCTATCTCCTGTTCTAAAATCATTATTATTTACTGATGAAAAATCAAGTTCATTTGTTCTTGCAGTTGTTTTTGTTGTTGTTGTGGCTGAACCAATAACAACAGTATTGTCATTACCATCTACATATTTATGCAGTTCACCAGTTAAAGTTACTCCGCTACCACTACTTTGTAAAGATGCATTACTTCTTACAAAAACTTTATAAAGAATACCTTCTCCAGGTGCTATAAAATTATTTCTACGTGTTAATGGATTGGTTGTTTCTGTTTCTCCATCTGACAAAGGCACAAATCTTTTTGAATTAATGTTACCATTAAAGTTTGCTATAAAAGTTTGATAAATAAAACGAGCATCTCTTTTTGCTGAGTTATCATTTATAGCTGTTGCCTGCTGTTGCGTAATACCTGTTTTCGCTGTATTATTGTCTATTGCTTGAGCTTGGTCAGCAGAAATTGTTGGAGTGTTTCCTCTTAATGCTGTGTTAAAATCTGTACCAAATCCAGGAAATGTAACTTTACTTGTGTTAGCAATTATAGCATTAGCAAAAGCTGTTGAAAAATCTTCGTCATCTGATGAGTTAGTCACAGACAAAACAATCATAGTAAGTATGGCTCTTAAGCTTTCAAGATCTATATCTTTTTCAAATGATTGTTTTTTAAGGTTTACTATTTTATCTTGAAATAAATCCTCTATGGCATCTAATAGTTCTGCTCTTGTCCTTTTATCATCATCACTTCTGCTAAGTGTAGACAATTGCTTTCTTAAAACAAGTAATTGATGTCTGGATCTTACTTCAGCATCATTGTAATTTCTTTTAAAATCAGCCATACTTTTGTTTTTTATGTCCTGATATTTTACCAAGACCAAAAGGATTTCTTGGATCTTCTTTAGATGCTAACTTAGCATGATATTCTTCGTCAAGATTTACACCGTGAATAGACTGAGAATAACGACTAAGTTGTTTCGCTTTACTAAAATCACCCTCCTTCATAAATTTGTTAAACCTATAACGAAGGTTTTGTAATTTAGGAGGCTTCTTTGACATTAATCATGCTGCATTCTGCCACCTCCAGGATACATAGATCCTTTCTTCATCTTCATGCCATGTCCAGCTTTTTTCATTTTACCACCGTACATCATGGAATCCTTCATCTTACCGCCTTTCATCATTTTTTTCATCATCTTTCCACCATACATA